CAACCTTTGCCGGGGAATTGCTTCCGTTCCAGACACTTGCAGCGACACCGGCAAACGCAGCGGCTTCCGGGTACTTTTCGGCGATGTTGTGCGGGTTCATATTTCTTCCCCGGTATCGTTCAGGGTGAACCATTCCCGGCTTTCTGTGTTCCAGGTGCAATCAAGAATCTTTGCTATTTTTTCCATGTCTTCTTCAGTGAACCGTTCTTTGTTCAACTTTCGCCCCAATGCTTGAGCGGTTATCCCCATTTTTGAGGCAAGAGCGGCAGCGGTCATATTTCCACGCTTTACCATCAAAATACGGACTTTCTCTGCTTTACCCATAAAGACTCCTATTATCAAAGAATATAAAACATATTGTTTATACCGTCAACTATATAACGCTTTTTAGTTTATAAAATGAAAAATTATTAAAAATAGTTGCAAAAACGCTTGACAAACTAAAGCAAATGGTTTATATTATAAACATAAAGGATACAGCAAGTATCAAAACTTATGGAGGCAAAGAGATGGAAAACAAAGGCGTAACAATCAAGCACTATGGCGGCGGTTTTGGTTCGGAGTACCTGGTGAAAGCTGGCAACGTAATCCTGAAGCATTGCGGCTCACTGGCGGAAGCGGAAGCCCTGAAAGCGGCAATTGATGCCTGTTACACGGAAGATAAGGAGGTGTAAAGTGCAAGCGAATCTTAATAACCCGGAGCTCCAAAAAGCGATTGAAGTCTGCAAACGGTGCAGAAAGTTTAACGGCCTAAAAAAGGACGGCACGCCGAAAGCCTGTAAACTTAAAAGGATTATGGGCTGTCTTCAATGTACTAATTGGTCAAAGATAGCGCGTCTGAAAAAATCAGCATAGCCCTGACGAGGCCCGGCGGCACCGGGCCGAAACGCCGCGAGGCGTAGGCGCGATAGCCACTATGGAGGTAAGAACATGACATTTCAAGACAATTACAACAGAGCGGCAAGAATAACCGAGGAAGAAGAGCTGGCAAAAACCCGCGGCACATGGACATCTGCGGCAAAGTGGACGCAATCGAAAACATCGGCTCTGTCCATTATCAAAGATGAAGTAAGCAAAGAGTTTAGCGCCATCCAGGACTTTTTAAGCGGAAAAACCAGCGAACCTAAAATAATCACCAAAATGTATCAATATGAGTTTGACCTCTGCTACTTTGCAGACCCGGAATATTTTGAAACCGCAACAGCCGCACTTGATGATGAAACCAGTTATCATGGTGATTTGTATGAGGAAGATATAGCCTGGATAGAAAACACCCGTTTGTTAATCACCAAGTACCACGGCATTGTCTACAAAGGCGAAACAGAAAAACCCGTTGCCAAACCCGCCGCAAGAAAGACCGCCTCAAAGGTCTGCACGATAGCCAACCGGATACCGCGCTCCGTGTCCAGGAAAGAGGCTTTTACCACGGCCTGGGCAATTGTCAAGCGCGGCGGCCTTGAAATCATCGTTGCTGGCGTGTCTTTCGGCAGCAGGCAGGAAGCCCTTTCCAGGCTGGCAACCTATGACCCGAATGACATCATAGCGGTGCTGGTTCCTGAACCTGCCTGCAAATACGACCCAGAGGCGATAGCCGTCAAGGTAATGGTAAACGGCGGCAAGGGCATTTATACGCTGGGCTACGTGCCCAAAACGGATACCCGGCTTGTAAAGGCGTTTTTAGGCGCCGCGCCGGAGATTCGTCTGGTAGGCGGTGAAACAAAAGGCGCAAGGTTAAGGCTTGCGGCGTAAGGAGGAAAAACAATGACACAAGCACAATATTATGCCCATGCGATGCAAAGAGTTATGCAAGTCATAGAGCTTGTCGATGTGAAAGAAATGTATACCCAAGGCTATAGCCATAAAGAGATTGCCGAGTACGTGTATACAATGACCATGATACAGGTAAATAAAGACATTATTCCTATTACCATAGCCGAAACATCCGCACTGACCGGAGCGCCAGTTGAATATGTAACGGAGCTGATGAAAGATTTGTTAAAAAATGGTAGGATAGAAAAATGAAAACGTTATCAGTAAAACAGCCGTATGCCTCTTTTATTTGCCACGGCATAAAAACTATTGAAAACCGCACCTGGAAAACAGATTATCGAGGTAAGTTACTGATTCACGCAAGCGGAAGCAATTTCGCGTTTCCTGATTCACAGTTTTTGCCGAAAAATTACAGAGAGGATTTTTACAGGCGCATGGAGAGCGAGGATCAAGAAAAGGCATGGTCTGACGCGCCGAAATCCATGCTTAAATACTGTTGGCTATTAGAGCAGACATACAAGTTCTACGGAAAAGACATAGACACCGAAGTCGAGCATCCTGATAAATGGTTAAGAGAAGCTATTAAAAAATACGGATATTTCATGCCATCTCAGGCTATCATCGGAGAATGTACCTTGTCTGATATAACACAAGATTCAAAAGACGATTTTGCCGAGTCTAATAATTATCACTGGATACTCACCGAGCCGTATTATTACGAAAAACCCATTATTAATGTAGTGGGCCGCTTGCGGCTTTGGGATTTTGAAAAATAAATATCGTTTATTTTCTTTATTCCGCTAAAATATAGAAATCTTATTTATTAGGAGAGATCTATGTTTTCAAGTGGAACAAGAGCAGGTGTTCGCGGAGCGCGAACAACAACTATGGTCAGTCCCGGCTTTACCAGTAGCGGCAGAATCATCGGTTCAAGCAACGGCTAACCCATCACCGGCTCTTAACAGGGCCGGTACTGTTCCTATGATTGATACCGTAAAACAAATAAGCCAATTTCTCAAAAACGAGCCGATAATCGTTATGTTTTCCACCGGAAAAGACAGCATTGTCATGTCCGATTTGCTGGTAAAGCACTATCCGGGCAAGATAGAATTTGTGTTTTTATACTTCGTCCAGGGCTTGGAAATAAAACAGCGCATCATTGACCACTATGAAAAACGCTGGAACGTGAAAATCCACCAGCAGCCCCATTATGGAACCCTTTCCATGAAAACCGGAAAGAAGCACAAAATGGGAGATATAGAGCGGGGGCTTAGGGTAAAATTTGATATATCCTACATAGCCCAGGGCATACGCAGGGACGAATCAGTAGCAAGGCGTGGCCAGCTTGCCCATCTTCCCTATGGTATAGACGAAAAGTATAAAAAGCTCTACCCAATTGCCAATTTCTCCGCAAAAGACGTTATGGCTTATATAAAACTCAATAAGCTACCCCTTCCTGTTGAATATAGCCACGGCTTCAAGCACGATTTGTCCGTTCCCGATGTTGACGCGCTTGTGTACCTGAAACATAACTTTCCGAATGACTATAAAAAAGTGATTGATGACTTCCCGCAATTGGAGGCACAGGTATGGGCGCGAACAAGCTAGAATCATTTACTGCCGAGACGGTGAACCGCAAAGACATACACGGCGCAGACTATAACCCCCGAAAAATAAGCGATTCCGCAAAGAAGAAGCTCCGCAAGAAAATGCGTGAATGGGGAGCCGTGCAGCCTATTGTGGTGAACCGGCGCACCATGACCATAGTCGGGGGACATCAACGGATAGAGGCGATGGACAGCATCTTGCGTAAAGATGACTACGAACTCACCGTGGCAATGATAGACGTTGACGAAAAGCAGGAAGCGGCGATCAACGTATTCCTGAATAACCCATCGGCACAGGGAGAATGGGACGTTTTTGCCTTACAGGATATGAAAGACATCTTTCCCGACATGGATTTTCAAACTGATATGGGCTTTGACGAATCGGACATCAATATCATGTTCGGCAAGCAAGAAACAGACACAAAGCTCATGGATGAACAATCAAAAGCGCAGGAATACACCGCCGACCATTTCAGGAACGCCAAAAGAGAGACAAGGGAGAACGCAAAACGCGAAAACCAGCAGGGCGACTCATACAACCTTGCTGAATCGGATTATGTGGTGCAGATAGTCTTTCCAAACAACCACGAAAAGCGGGAATTCATGCGGAAAATCAAGAAACCCGAAGGGGAAAAGTTCCTTAAAAGCACTGTACTCCTGGACATCTACAATCAGGTGTATGACTTATCGGTCTTCGGAGGAAAGGAATGATGCGAAAAATGATTTACAAGTGTACAAAATGCTATGTTGAATACATAGACAATTTCAGGCTTGCCGATAGTAATGAAAAATGCCCGAAATGCGGCTCCTTTTTGAAAGTAAGGTTCTGGCACCCAGATAAAAGGATAGAAGACTCCTTATCAGGCAAGGAACAGGCATGAACAACCCGGATATTGTGGAACACGGCGAAAAAACCCGGTTCAAGCCCGGCAAGTCCGGTAACCCTAAAGGCCGCAAGCCCTCCATCCTCAAAAAGCTGATCAAAGAACATAATCTGTCAAAGCAGGACATAGACGCGATTTTGACCAGCGTTTCTGTAATGTCGCTGGAAGATTTATATAAAAAGCGCAAATCGCTAGACCCAAAAAGCAGCGAGTTTAACGGCAAAATCAGTGCGCTGGAGGCGGCCTTGGTCTCTGGCATGACCCGTGATATATCACGAGGCAGTAACTATATAACCAACTCCATCCTTGACCGAGTTTACGGCAAGGCCAGAGAGAGCGTTGAGCACTCTGGCGAACTTGAAATCAAAATAGCCCCGCCGCCGCCGCTGGAGGCATGGAATCAGGATTAACATTGACTTTGGCGACCTACCCACGTGGGTGAATAAAACATTTGCCCCCCTCTGGTTTGACCGTAATCGCTTCATTATCGTGAAAGGCGGCGCGGGAAGCGGGAAATCGGTAGATGCCCACCGTCGGGTGGTTTACCGCATGGTCGCGGAGAAGGGGCATAACTACGCTGTAATCCGCAAGGTAGGGCGTACCAACTCAATCAGTACCATTCCACTTATCAGGCGGTGTATAAGCGATTGGAACCTTTGGAGCCTTTTCACCGAGAATAAAAGCGCTCAGACTATAACTTGCGTCAACGGTAACCAGATAAAGTTCATGGGTCTGGACGACATCGAAAAGATGAAGTCAATCACCTTCGACACCGGGCCGCTGACCGATGTGCTGATTGAGGAAGCCACGGAGATAACGGAGCGGGATTTCAACCAGGTAAACTTGAGGCTTCGGGGGCTTGCCAAAGTACCGTTTCAGGTAACGATGCTCTTTAACCCTGTGTCGGATACCCACTGGATAAAAAGGCGGTTTTTCGACAATCCCGGCGATATACGGAATAGGCTGACAGTTCACGAATCCACCTACCTTGATAACCGATTTATCGACAAGGACTACAAAGACGAGCTTGAATCCCTGAAAAACGTTGACCGGATGTACTATGACATCTACGCGCTTGGCAAATGGGGAAGCGTGGGCAATTTGGTATTCCGAAACGTGGTATACGGCCCTTGCCCCTACAAGCCAGAGGACTTTGACGAAATAATAGCCGGGCAAGACTTCGGCTTTAACCATTACAACGCCATAGAACTGATAGGGCTAAAGGACGGCAACAAGTATTCATTCAGCGAGCTTTATGTCCGGCACATGACCAATGACGAAGTTATGGCAGAAAACGAAAAGAAAGCGATACTGTCAAAACGGCAGCTTTGCACCTCCGATTCAGCGGAACCGAAGTCCATCAAAGAGTGGCGGCAAGCCGGGTACAATGTTGAAGGGGCAAAAAAAGGCCCCGATAGCGTTAAAACTGGCCTTTCGTGGCTGAATCGCGGGACATGGTATGTTGACCCTGACAAATGCCCTGGGCTGGCCTCTGAGCTCTCCACGTACAAATGGCGTGAAGATAAAGACGGTAACCCGATGGACGAACCGGTCAACTTCAAAGATGACGCTATAGCGGCTTGTCGGTACGCATCGGAAAGATTGAGCGTGCCACGGCAGAGGGTGATAATAGGCAGGCACACGGGGATATAGGAGGGGGGATGAAAACCTATGGGGAAAACGATACCGTATTTTTCAGGCTGACCGGAAAAGGGAATGAAATCTGGAAAAAACGGTGGGGCGCTCTACGGTATCATGATCCCAATGGAGAATGGCTGCGTTCTTCGTTGTGGCTGGTAATGGAGACTTTAGGCCCATATATCAAATGGGGCAGCCCGTCGCTTTTCACAGAGATTACTTTCGATGACCCTTTGGAAAATATCGTTTAACCCTCCATCATTCGTCATAATAAGCGCATGGCAGTAAACAGCACACATTCGGAATACGATGAATACTCCCCACTGTGGAAAGTGGTACGGGATTGCGTCAAGGGCGAACCAGCGATAAAAGCAGGGGGGGCGGATTACCTCCCAAAGCCAACGGGAAAAGGCGATGCTTCATATAAGCGGTACCTTGACCGCACCCACTTCTCAAACTTCACGGGGCGCACTGCGGAGGGTTTGCACGGCAACCTGTTCTCCCGCGAGGCTGAACGCCCGGAAGGCATCTCTGAACGCTTCAGGGACTTTCTGGAAAACGTCGATAACGCTGGGGCCTCCGTCGGCAGGTTCACAAGGGAGCTGGCATGGGACGTTTTGCAGACCGGATGGGGCGGTATACTTGCCGATTACTCACGGCTGCCCGATGGCCAAACTATAGATGTCGCCACCGCCAGCCGGCTGAGGCTTACCGCATACCTGAAATGGTACGCGGCAGAAAACATCATAAACTGGCGGTATGACACCGTTGATGAAAGAAGAACCCTCTCCCTGGTGGTTTTGCAGGAAACCTTTGAGGATACGTCAAAGGACGAATTCGCCCCGTCCATAAAAACCCGATACCGGGTTTTGCGGCTTGCTGGCGGCGTGTACACGCAGCAGGAATATGAACGGATTGAAAGCAGAGACAGGAATGTCAAGGGCGAATTTTTCCCCGGCCCTGTGATAACCCCGCAAATGGGCGGAGAGCCGTTTGACTACATCCCCTTCTTTCTCTGCCCGTCCAATACCCCCGAAAAGTCGATGTTGATTGACCTTGCATACGAGAACATCGGGCATTACCAGAAATCGGCAGATTTGGAAAATGCCCTGCACTATTCGGGAACACCCACACCGTGGATGTCCGTTGACAGCAACGCGCTTGACAGGAACCCTGACGGAACCTTAAAGGACATACCCCTTGGCGGTGAAGTTATGCTGCACATACCACCGGATGCAAAGCTTGGTTTTCTCGAACCCAGCGGACAGGGAATCGCCCATATTCAGAGGGCAATAGAGGCCAGCGAGATACGCATGAAGGTTTTGGGGGCTAAACCCTTCGACGGCGGCCCCAAAGGAGTAGAGTCAGGCAAGGCCGCAAGCATCCACTCCGCTGCCGCAAACTCAGTGTTGGGCGCTTTTGCCGTGAACATGGGTGAGGTGATAACCAACGCCGTGAGGCTGGGGGCGAGGTGGAATGGTATCACAGATGCAGAGGCGGAAAAGTGGAATTTCAACCTGAATACAATATATGACGGTGACATTGCGAAAGTTGAGGAAAAACGGCTTGCACTGGAAATGATAGACGATGGGGTAATGAGCAGGGTCAAGTTCCTCATAGACTACATGGGTATGGAAGAAGCCGATGCAAAAGCAGAGGTGGAACGGATACGGGAAGAAGAAGGCTATCCTGCACTGGAAGAATAATGCGTGAATTCAAAAAATGGCTTTTGGAGCAATGTTGGTTTCGCAATATGTTTTTGTCAACGCCGTGCAATACTCCATTCTGCTGTTCTGACTGGTGTACTGAATGTGATAAGCAATACGGGCCACGAGAAGAAGAAGGCTATGAGACGATTGAACACGGAGGGGCAGAATGAGCCGTAAACATGATGACAGAGGTGCAATCAGCACTATTGAAAACGATTGCGAACAGCTGAAAGCAGAAAACGAATGGCTCTGGCGGTACGTCAAACACCTACTTGTAAAATTGAGCATACCCTTAACCCTGACGGCAAATCGTTTAATCTGGCTCTCAGCGATTTTCTGGATGATTTCGATTGAACGTTGACCCCCTGCTTGATACCTACACAAACCGGATAGCAAACCGCCTATGGCTTGCCGAAGAACAGTACCTCATGCTGGCCGGTGAACGGGTAAGGCGGATACAGGCTATGTCCCCCGAAGAGCTCCGGGCGTACCTCCACTCACAGCAAGGCCCCGCCGACCTGAACGCTGACATAAGGAGGGCCAACCGCAGGCTTGACCTGGCGCACCGGGCAAACGAAAGAGACCTTGAACGCCTGTTCAATACCGCCGTCACGCTCAGTTACACCGAAGGAGCGGATCTTGCTGCCCGAAAGGGCGCAGCGCTTCCGCCCCTGGAAACGTTCAGGGCAAGGGCTGGTTATATGCTCATGGCCGCCATCGGGCGATACAGGCATATGGCGAAAAGCGGGGCCGTGGGTACTGACTATCGGAATACCATCGGTAAAATGACACGCCTGATAGCCATGCAGGGCGCGGACTTACCCAGCGTGATGCGGAAAACGATACGAGAGCTTGCTCAACAGGGGATAAGCACCATCAGCTACGCAAGCGGGCGTAAAATGCGGATGGATTCAGCGGTGCGCAGGGACTTGGTAGGCGAGTTTACCGGCATTGTCCAGGACATCCAAAAACAGATAGCTACGGAGATAGGCGCGGACGGATGGGAGCTTTCGGCGCATCAACATTCAGCGCCGGATCACGAAGACGCACAGGGCCACGTTTTCACCAACAGCGAATACGGGAAACTGCAAAACCTTGAAAAAGCGGTTGATATTGACGGCGCGGTTCACTATCTGGAAGGGCGTCCTATTGGATACTGGAATTGCCGGCATATCGCCTACCCGTTTGTGATCGGGGTAAGCCAGCGGTCACATTCCCCGGAAGAATTGGCCCAGATAAAAAAGCGTAATGCCGACGGCGTAATGTGGAACGGGCGAAAACTGACTTTGTACGAAGCCGAACAACAACAGCGGAAACTTGAAACTGCAATGAGGCGGGAGCGGGAAAACCTGAGCTTGCTTGCCACGGTTAAAGACACTGACCCATTGATGCGGGGATACTGGCGGCAAAGTAAAAATCGGATTGCTGGTTTACGGCGGGAGTATCAGCGATTAGGGGCGGTAGTGCGGCCCCATGGGTTAAGGATGAAGCCTGAGCGGAGCTACTTACCGAGGGTGACGGTTAGGGTTTAGATTTCTTCGGGCGACCTTTTCCGGGAGTTTTCTTAATATCATCAAACGCCGCTTGGTCATAAATCGCTTCATACGATATAGGTTTATGACCACGGCGTAACAGGCGCATTTCCACGGTTTTTCTTGCAAGCCCTAACTCCTGCGCCATCTCTGATATTGTCATTCCCTTCATGCTCCAATTATCGGTAAATCTTGTAAAAAGTAGACATAATTCTACATTTCCTATTGACATATTGTAGGTGTAATTCTACAATAAAATAATACCTGGAGAAAGCAGATGCGTGAACATTTGTTCAGAGGGAAAACCAGACAGGAGGTAAATAAACGTGTTACAGGTTATAAAGCAGAGAAAGTACATACAGGATTTCATTGACTTCACGAGATCATTTTTGCTGACCGAACAGGTAACGATTGACGAGTTAAACCTTGTAAAGACGAATCTGGACATTCTGAACAAAAGAATAGCCGACTATGGGGAGACAAAAATCGGCGGCGAGGATTGCAAAGAACTGGGCAAACAAGGGCAAGGGGTATAAAGCCATGCATGAAAAAACAAAAAGCTGTATATCCTGCAAGAAACTGCTCTTTCCCTTTTCCCGTCCTACGCCTGAGACGCTGACGGTTCGCTGTTTGGACAAAGACGGAAAGGAGCGCTTCAAAGAGTTCCCCTTCGGAGATAGTGACACGGGCGTTATCTGCTGTGATGAGTTCGAGGACAAGGAATCAACCAAAGCGAGTGATGGAGGCTAACGATTGCCGAAAGGTGACGCACCCGGCCAACTGCTCTTCGACTTCGCAATGGGAGAGGCAGTACCGCAAGATACCAACTCGGTAATCCTGTTCCACCTCCCCCGCGACGCCAAAGAGACTTTCGCCGGTATTGCCAGAAAGCAAGGGCTTTCACTGACCCGACTGCTGAATGATTTAATCGGCGGTTATATAACAGCGCAGACCCCGCCAGAGCCGAAAAAGAAAACGGGTCGGGGCAATGTTGATACCGTCCAGGCTGAAAAAGCAAAGGAACTGTTCAGGTCAATGCACCCGCAAGGGGTCAGGCAAAAAGACGTTGCCAACTATGTCGGGTGTTCAATATCACGGGCAGCCCGGTTGATTGACAGGTTTTCAGGCCGGACAGACGGCAGGGGGTGCGACTTTACCGTGTATGAGGATGATTTTGCAAAGCCAACGCTGTTTTATATAAGCAAGGACACAGAGGCAACAGGCAACGATAAGCGCCCGGCTGATTGGGCGTATAAAGCAGAGGAGGC